AGATTGTAAAAGAGATTTTTACAATTTAACAAATTAGCATTTTTCACTAACTTAGTATAACTTTAATATATATGACAGAATACCTCGACATCTCAGCACTAGAAAAAAACGATATTTTGTATTTGTTGGAAGGTTTTGCACAGATATTGACTGATTACGAAATGTATCGTGCTGGAACTTATCCTGAGTTTTTAAGTGACGAGTACGGGGTAACAATAGTAGAGCGTTCACTAGATACGCTGGAAAAGTTAGAGAAAAAAATGAAAATTGTAGGTATTCCTAGCTTGTAATTGTGTTGTATTTGTGCTAATGTTTGGGTGTCAAATGCCCGAACATTAGACGATTAAGGCCTTTAAGCCTTAGCTTTTTTCCAGTTATCTGGCAGTGTTCGGGCGCTGAAAGCTAAGACTTAAGGGCTTTTTTTATTTGACCGTACTCTACACGATAGAAACGGGCTTGCATGGGCTGCTTAGAATAAAACACCGGCACGCGATACACCCCGCGATTGTCCGACTGAACTAGGATTAGGTATCAGTTAAAGCTAACGGTAACTCAGGTGGAAACTAGGCCGTTTGTATAAGCGAATAATCCCGTCAAGCGAACTTGGTATTTTTAATTGTTTCTTTATTAAAGATATGGAGATGAGTGGATAATGATTCTATCCACCCTAGTATATATTATTGTGATTTAACTTTATTCTGATAAGCAATTCTCTTCTTAAGCTTAATCACGGCAGCAAACTTTTCTTTGTATGTTCGACTAACTTCTAGCTTAGTTTTTGGCGCTGGCTTGTTCTTTGCGCGACCAAAACCGTACACTGGCGCATGGCCTTGTTTGTGTGGCTGCCAGTCAATGATTTTTACCCCTACCTCAGACCATAATTTCAAATACTGAGTAACGTTACGGCGATTTATCCCGAGCTTTTCTGATAATTCTATGGTTGTGAGTCCGTGTTCTTCTTCTAAGTATTTCAGGCCTAGCTTATATTCCGGCTTTAGTTGTCGTTTTATCATTGTAATACCGTTCAAAATCATCTAATGCGGCTTTCTCAGCTTCTTTTCGAGGTTGCAGTCCGTCATACTCACGAATCGCGGCGCGTTCTTCTAGCCATTCCTTATGCTGTTTGTCGTTCATTTTGGCTTAAAAATTCGTCAATGTCACGGCGCAAATCAATCTCGTCGCCAGTAATCCAAGTAGCTTTTTTATTCCGCAGATACTCAAGACGTGCGCGGTATTGGTTTTCTACTGTAAGACCTTGGGCAATCTTGGCATCTGAAAGTGCGTATTTGAGTGCGATGTAGTCCATTTTATACTCTATTGCATTCGTAACAAGTGCATTTCATCCCGTTTTTTTTTTGAGCTACGCCTATTCGCCATTGCTCATTTGCTTTCTGCAGGCTAACTCTATTTTCGACAAAAACTCGCATAAATGTTTGCTTGTCGTTGTGATAGCCTGCAACCATAAAAATATTAAGGATTGTTTCTCGCTTGTTCATTCGATAGAGCCGCAAAAGTTTAAGAAAAACTCAGGCGTTGTTTTTTGTTCTAATGCAGTCATGCAAGCATCCAAACAAATACCGGCTTCATCTGAATAGTCAACATAAAGTTGTTTAATTAAATCACACAACTGATTGACATTTAATTGTTTTGCTTTTTCGATTAGTGCTTGCATTTTGCTTTCCTCTTTATGCTGGCAATTCTAAATCGTGCTTAATAAAGCCATCACCATCAATAATAAACTGGCCTTTATTTGTGATGCGGGTATCAAATGTTTCAGTAAAAACTCGACCAAAAACGTTATAAGTAACTTCTACTAGTTGAAAATATAAAGTTTCTGGTTGGTCTTTATCTTCGTTTTTTACTTTTGCTAGTTTTTTGATGTTGGTAATCATTTTTTTCCTCTTTGTGTGTTTGGATTAATTTTTATTCTTTATCTTCAAAGTCGAAGCGGATTACTGGCAGACCGTTAACCCACAAGCAGTACAGTCCACGAGCATCAATCGCTGCTTGCTCGCACTCTTCTCTATGTCCTGTCATGATGAATGAGCCGTCTTGGTTGAATGCTGCTGCATCAAACTGTTCAGCGCCTTCGGGGTATTGAAATTGAATCATTTTTGTTTCTCCTAAATTATTAAAAAATTAAATTGCAGCAAGTGCTGAATTAAGTTGCTCAAAAGAATCAAAGGCCCATACTTTAGAATCACCTTTGAATTTAGCTCCAAACTGTTTTAATGTTTCTTTAACGTTGTATGTATTGCCGCCCAAAGCTGGCACACCGTAGCCGTTACCGTTATAAAGATAATCACCATATACCAGGCCTTTAGATTTTGCAGTATTTGCAACATTGTTTTTTTGTTCCTCTAGGCTATTTAATGGTTCGCGTACTGTGTGTGTTAAAAACATTTTTTGCTCCTCAGTTGTTTTGCTGCGATGTATGTATATTACATACTGAACGACATAAAAGCAATGCATATTTTCAATTATTTTTATTTTTTTTCTTGTGTTGTATAATTAGTACACTATTTTTTGTAAGTGCTTGATTTTTAAGGATTCGTAAAATGTCGAATTATTTAAAGAATACAACTAAAGAGCGTGTTCGTATGAGTGAAGAGTGGCGGACTAAGATTAAAGCTGCCGAGCTTATCAATCGTTTGGGTAATCATGCCATGGGTGGCGTAGATATGACAGCAACACAGATTAAGGCCGCTGAAATCTTGCTTAAGAAGTGTTTGCCTGACTTACAGCAAGTTCAAGCTAATATCGAGGCAGACATGAAAGTTACAGAGATTGTGCGTAAGATTGTTGAGTGATTACACTTTATATAGTATTTTTGGTGATATAAGCCCGCCTGATTGGTGGGCTTTTTTATGCTTATAAATTATTTTTAGATTATTTAAAAGCTGGCACGATTCTTGCCTATTTGAAGATTATAAGAACGGATGACTGCAAGCCCGCATAAAATATGATATTATTGTCTCACTTTTGCAACTTTCTTACCAGATGTTGAGAAAATAAAGTGGTATTGTGCTTATTTGTTGGATAATTTTGTATAAAATAGGGTGATTGTCTTGGTTTTTGCTGGTAATAAGCCTAATCCGTTTACTGTTGTTTTTGAGATAAAACAAAAAAGAAGTAGTGCGAAGAAGAAAGATTCCCGCTCTATTGTAGATATGGAAACCGGAGAGCTGCTAACCGAGCAATCTTATATATCTAAGACTGTTAATTTTGATGCTGCTGAATTTGTTAAAGTTTTCCCTGCTGCATTGCCCAAGATTGCTAAGTTGAATAGCGCTGGTATATTTATGCTGTGCGAGGTCATGAAAGAGATGCAGCAATCAATATGTAGCGACGTTGTTGTGTTGTTTCATAATGACATACCAAAAAGCAAGTATTATCGAGGCATTAAAGAGTTGGTGGAGCATGAGTTTATAGCGCACACAGGAAAGTCGGTTTTTTATTATGTCAATCCTAATTTGTTGTTTAATGGAAACAGATTGAAAATAAAAAAATAGCCATGCAAGTAGAATTCAAAACTTTAAAAGTTTACAGACCATTTCTTGAGCGTAGTAGGTATAAATTCGCCAAGGGTGGTCGCGCCGCTGGTCGTTCTCATTTCTTCGCTGAAAGTTTAATTGAAAGACATTTAATGACGCAAACGCGTTCTGTATGTGTGCGTGAGTATCAGAATTCTATTAGTGATTCGGTCAAATCTTTGTTAGAAGTAAAAATACAGCATTACGGTCTTCAGGACTTCTTTAGTATTACTAAGACAGAAATCACAGACAAGAACGGTGGTCGCATCATTTTCCGTGGGTTGAAAGACCACACAGCAGAGTCTATTAAATCTCTAGAAGGTACAGACGTTTGTTGGATAGAAGAAGGCCGGAATATCTCACAAACCAGTCTTGACAAGCTTATACCGACGATTATGCGGAAGGCTGGCGCGGAAATGTGGTGCTCATATAATCCGGAAGAGCCAACAGACCCGATTGATTTGCTTGCTCTAAATCCTCCCGCTGGCTCGATTGTCATTCATTCTACGTATCAAGATAACCTTGCATTTCTCGATAAGCAGTTTGTTTCGGAAGAAATCGAGCCGATGCGGGAGAGAGACTTTGACAAATTCAATTGGATTTATCTTGGCAACTACAGAAAACAATCACAAGCTACAGTCTTCAAAAACTGGGAAGTTAAAGAGTTTGAAAGTGACGCTGGTGCGGATTTTAGGTTTGGTGCTGACTGGGGCTTTAGTGTTGACCCCACTGTGCTTATACGCTGCTACATATCTGGTCGGATTCTTTATGTAGACTATGAGGCACACATGGTCGGCTGTGAGATTGATAAGCTGCCGGACTTGTTTGATACTATTCCGCGTTGCCGTGACTTCTTTATCACTGCCGATAGCGCAAGACCAGAAACTATAAGTTATCTACGCAACCACGGCTTCCCGCGTATCGTTCCAGCAGTCAAAGGGCCAAAATCAATCGAAGAAGGTATCGAGTTTCTAAAATCGTTTGATATTGTTGTGCATCCTAGATGCGGGCATCTAATCCAAGAATTGAAAACCTACTCATATCGGTATGAGCTAGACCAAATGACGGGCGAGATTAAAATATCTAACCAGCTAGAAGATAAAAACAACCACGTAATTGACGCACTACGTTATGCATGCGAGAATGCCCGCAAACTAAACAATTCGGCAAAGGTTGATAATTACATGCCGCCCGTTGTAAATCTTTCTTGGAAATGATTATGGATGATTTTTTAGCTCAGTGCTTACGCAAATTTGATGATGCTTACAATATCGGTCAGGATGAGCGATTGCAGTCACAAGAAGACCGCAGATTCTATTCTATTACTGGTGCGCAATATGAAGGCAACTACGCTCGACTGTTTGAGAACCGAGCGAAGCCTGAGTTTAATAAATGTCACCAAGCTGTTATCCGAGCAATTGCTGAGTATCGGAACAATCGGATAGACGTTGATTTTATTCCAAAGGACGGTAAGAGCGACGAATTAGCAGACCTTTGCGATGGTCTGTATCGTGCAGACTTTCAAGATTCGCAGGGACTTGAAGCTGTTGATAATGCCTACGAAGAGGCGCTTGGCGGTGGTTTTGGCGCTTTCCGGCTGTGTAATGAGTACGAAGACGACGAAGACGAAGACGACGACAAGCAACGGATTCGATTTGAGCCTATACCAGATGCAGACCAACGAGTATTTTTTGACCCTACAGCGTTGCGTATGGATAAATCAGATGCTGATTGGAGTTGTGTTCTTACTCCTTATTCTGTCGATTCTTATATTGAAACGTTTGGTGATGACCCTACGTCGTGGCCCATTGAGAAGTTTTACCAACACTTTGACTGGTGCAACGATAAAAACGTATATGTGGCTGAGTGGTATCAAAAAGAGCAAGTAACTGAAACAGTGCTTCACTTTGTTGATTCTACTGGCGAAAAGCGTAAGGTTTACAAATCAGAATATGACGAAGACGAACAAAAAGAGCTTGCTGCGTTAGGTTTTGTGCTAGAGAAATCTAAGAAGGTCAAGAAAACCAAAATTCACAAGTATTTGCTATCCGGTTCTAAGATTCTAGAAGACTGTGGTTATATCGCTGGCAAGCATATTCCGATTGTGCCGGTTTATTGTAAACGTTGGTACGTTAACGGCATTGAGCGGTTTATGGGTATTGTTCGGCCCGGTAAAGACCCGCAACGTATCAAAAACGCTTTAATTGCTATTCTTGCAGAGATTGCAACCTATCCGCAAATTCGCAAGCCAATCTTTGTGCCAGAGCAAGTTGCTGGACTTAGCCATATGTGGGCCAATGATACGATTGAGCGTAACCCATATTTGCTTGTCAATAAAGTCACCGGAGCAGATGGCAGTATTTCAGCGCAAGGGCCGGTTGCTATTCTTGAGCCGCCTACCGTTCCTCAGTCTTTGGCTGCGTTACTGACACTTACCGAGCAAGACATTCAAGAAATTCTCGGCAACAATCAATCAGCCGATAAGTTAGTATCGAATGTTTCTGGTCAAGCGGTTGATATGATTCAACAACGTGTTGATGTTAATCTATTCTTGCCGATGTCAAACTTAGCTCGTGCGTTACAGCGTGCTGGTCAGATTTGGTTATCTATGGCTAAAGATATTTATACAGACGACGACCGAGAGATGAAATATCTCGGAAAAGAAAACGAGCCAGAATCACGCAAGCTAAAATCTGACCCGTATTTAGACGAAGAAACCGGAAAGGTTACGCTTAAAAACGATTTGAGCCGCGCTGATTTTGATGTTTATGCAGACGTAGGGCCGACATCAACAAGCAAGCGAAACTCGGTCGTTAAGAATCTAATGGCTATTCATGCTCAAGAACAAGACCCGCAGCGCAAAACCGTTCTTGCATCGCTGATTATGCAAAATATGGAGGGCGAAGGCCTTGCAGATGTGCGTAAATACTACCGAAATATGCTGTTGGATATTGGCGCAGTAGAACCGACCGACGATGAAAAAGAAGAATTGCAGGCCAAGGCAATGCAAAACATGCAGCCAACGCCAGAGCAGCAATACTTAATCGGGCTTACTGAGCAGGCAAACGCAGATGCAACAAAATCGCGAGTAGAAACCGTCCTAAACTTAGCCAAGGCCGAAGAAACCAAAGCTAAGACAATGAAAACTCTGGCAGAGATTGACCAATCAGAGCAAGACATGGCGGTTAAGAATATGCAAGTTTTAGCGCAATCAGCGCAAGCGCAACCGGCAGCGCCTAGTGCCGAGAATGGAGTAAATGTAAATGAGTGACGAGCTTGAAGTGCAGGAAGTAGTTGAAGAAGCGCAGGAAGTTGAAGAAGTAGAACAGGTCGTTGAAGAGCAACAAGACGAAGTTCAGGAAGAGCAGGCTGAAGAAGTACAAACCGAGCCGCAGCAGGAAGAACCGCAAGACGAAAGCGTGCCAATCCGCGATATGCGCCGCCGTTTACGTGAGCTTAATAAGGAAAACAAAGAGCTAAAGCGTAAGTTAGAGCCAGAAACTAAAGAGCCAGAGTTAGGAAAAGAACCTTCGCTCGAGGATTTTGATTACGACGAAAACGCATTCCGTTCGGCTTATAAAGATTGGGTTAAAAAGTCAATCGAAGTCGAAAAGAAAAAAGAAGCTGAAAAAGAACGCGAGCAATTAGCTCAAAAATCATTTTCTGAAAAGGTCAATGCCTACAATGAGGCAAAAAAGCAATATGACCAAGATGAAATTGAGGATGCAGAGCTATACGTTCAAGATTTGTTAAGCACGGTTCAGCAAAGTTTAATTGTTAAAGTCTTACAAAACCCTGCCGAGTTTGTTTTACGGCTTGGCAAGGACAAAGACCTAGCATCTGAGCTATCTAAAATCACAGACCCGATTGACTTTGCGGTCAAACTAGCATCTTTTGAAAGTGGAACGAAAATGCAACCAAAAACGACTACAAAACCCGCGCCAGAGAAGACTTTACGCTCTAGCGCACCAAACGAAGGCACTAATAAGCGAATTGAGGATGCCTTAGAGCGTGCAAGGAATACCGGAGATTATGACGAGTATTTCAAACTAAAGCGTTCATTGTCTAAATAACCAAAATTAGCCGGATTTTTCCGGCTTTTTTGTACCGCTTGACAATTTTCTAAAATTAGATAAAAATTCATCATAGTGTCGCGGACTATAACGCTGATTAAAATTTATTCGGCTTCCATCGGCCTCTTAATGATGAGTGACTATGTTTATTTATTCACTTTTTTCTGAAAGGGGCTAATAATGGCCAATGCTTTAACTAAAGACCTGGAGATTATGTTCGGAGAATTCGTAGATGGCTACGATTCTGCTACCGTAATGTCTAATGAGTGCGAAACTTCCTTCCCATCACCACAAGCAATGCAACGCGCTGGTGATACTTTCTACGTTCCACAGTCATATAACGCAACAGTAACCACTGGCCTAGATATTTCTGGCGCTTCTGATACTGACGTTATTCAACGTGTTGTCCCTACTGTTTATCGTCAGCCTGATAACGTCCGTTTTTCTTTGGATGCTAAAGAAATGCGCGACCCTGAAACCATGAAACGTATGGGCGAAGCTGCATCTTTGCGTTTGGCTGCTGAAATTGAAAACAACGTCAATGCTGCGGTTACTAACCGTGCGTCTATCGTTGTTAAGAAAGTTGGCGCTTTCACTTGGGATGATGGCTTAAGCGCTGAACAACAAATGCTTATCCGTGGTGTTGGCATGGGCCGTACTCGTAAGTTGTTTATGAACCCAACCGACTACGTTCAAGTTGCTAAAGACTTGGGCAATCGTCAGTATATGGCAGACATTAACAAATCGGCTTATGAGCGTTCACAAGTTCCCGGTATCGGTGGCTTCCGCACTTTCCGCTTAGATATGGCGAACAACGTTGCCGCAGTTGGCACTGTTTCTGGCACTACTATTAACGGCAATCAGTCCTACACACCTTCAGCTATGACTGGTGATGTGCCGACAGATAACCGCCAAATGGTTCTGAACGTATCGGGCGCAAACATTGCAAACATTAAAGCAGGTGATTCGTTTGTGGTAGCTGGTGTTAATAGTACTCACCAAATCAACAAGACAAGCACTGGTTCGCCTTTGACGTTCCGTGTTATTTCTGTTGCTGGTGGTGGTGCTAACTTGACTGTAAGCCCTCCTATTATCACTTCTGGCCCATACCAAAACGCCACTGCACAGGCTGCTAACGGTGCTGCAATCACATTCTTAAACACTGTGACTGCACCGTCCAACGTATTCTGGGCTGATGGTTCTGTTGGTTTGGATTATGGTCGCCTTGCGTTCCCATCTGGTCAGGGCGCACAAGTTATGACCTCAACCACTAAGAACGGCGTGCCTTTGACTATGGCTTACGAATTTAACTCATTGACTGCTAAAACCACTGTCCGGTTTAGCACAATCTATGCGGTTACTGTTCGTGACCCAGAGCAAGTTGGTATCATCTTAGCCAACCAAACCTAATGAGTGAGGGGCTTCGGCCCCTCTCTTTTGGAGTGAATAATGCTCAAAAAAGGTTATAGCAAAAAGACTGTAAGCGAAAATATCCGCAAAGAAGTTAAATCTGGCAAGCCAGTTAAGCAAGCTGTCGCAATTTCGCTTTCTGTGGCTAAAGAAGCAAAAAAACGGAGTGGTAAAAAATGACAATGCTCTATAAGAAGAATGGGCCTTATCTTTGCGATGGGCGCAAGGTTGATTACAAAGTATTTGAAGAGTCTGACATTGAGCAGGCTTTGAGCGATGGCTGGCTGTACCATGCCGACGCGTGGAAAGATGAAGAAGCAAAAGAAGTTGACAAGCGTGCCGAATTGGAAGACATGGCGACAAAACTATCCATTAAATTTGACGGGCGCACCTCAGATGCAAAACTTCAAAAGTTGATTGAAGATGAGCTGGACAAAGCGTGATTTTTTATTAGCAGCCTATGAGGAAATTGGGCTTGCAAATTATATTTTTGATTTGCAGGCAGAGCAATTGCAATCGGCAGTTAATAAGCTAGACAATATGATGCTGGAGTTTGACGCTAAAGGTATCAAGTTAGGCTATCCATTTGCTGCAAGTCCTGAAACCTCATCCATTGACGAAGAAACTAACGTTCCTCCGTATGCCAATAGTGCAATCGTGAGTAATTTGGCTGTTAGGCTTGCCCCGTCCGTTGGTAAGCAACTAAATCCAGAAACAAAGATTCAAGCATATCAAGCGTTAAACATGCTGTATATGATGATTCCAGTTCCACAAGTTAAGATTCGTGCGGGTGTTCCTGCTGGCGCTGGTAATAAACTGTTTTCACAACCGCAAATGGTTTTTTTACCGCCAACAAGCAATGAAACACTACAGACAGAGAACAACGACCTATTATTTAGTAAGGACAAATAATGACCATTGAAAAGCTTTTATTAAATGATACGGTAACGGATTCGACTGTATTTGCAGGGAACGAAAGCGGACAGGATTACAAGTATCAAGCACAATCTTTAGTTGATTATTTCAATTCAAAGATTACCGAAACCGATACATTTCAAACCCAATTGGCTATTCCTGTCAATTTAGGCTCTACCACAATCGGAGCAGTTGGCGTATCTAGTTGGTTGATTATGAACCCGGCTGGCACTATTGCTACTTATGGGGTGACTTTTCCTACTGTATTGACGCTTGTTAATAATCAGGAAATTTTAATCACAACAACGCAGGCAATTACAGATTTTCGACTAGAAGCGCCCGGCGCAAGCACTGTTTACGGTGCGCCTACGACTTTGGCAGCAAATGCATTTTTTAAAATGAAGTATAACCAATCTACTAATTGTTGGTATCGCGTTGGTTAATTTATTGCAGTGAATTTTTTGGGGGCAGTGATGGCAGATAAACAATTTTCAGTAGATTCAATCAATCGAGAATTTAAGGATATTGGCAGCGGTTCTTATTCTGAGGTGGTTGTATCTTCAAACGTAACGACTAAATTCCGCGAAGCGTTCGAAACCTACACTCCGAGCGAGAAATGGAATCAAACGCTTGGCGATGGAGACATCATACAAGTAGATGGTAATTGCGCTGCCGCTTCTTATTTGGTTATCTCTAAAGACCCATTAACGGCTGGCAATGTTACGACCATTGAAACGGTTAATGATTTTGCCATGCCGTTTGAGGCAAGCATTGGCCTATCAATGTCTCAGCGCACTTTAGGTCAAGAGTTCTCTGTTGAATTTGTTGATACAGATGCACCTCTTACACCGCCTGCTGATTTAACTATTTCAGCAATTCAACAATCAGCAACCACGCTCACAATTACAACTGCAACGCCTCACGGATTAGTCGTTGGCGCTCGATTTGGTGTATTTGGGGTATCTGATAGCCGGTTAAACTATCCTGCTTTAGTTGTTGCGACTACTCCAACGACTACACAATTTACAGCTACAGTAGGCCCCGGAGGTGCTATTCCAAGCGTAACGGCTGGCCCATTCAATAGCGGCTTTGTTTATTTCCGTTCGGCTTTGGGTTTTGCTAAAAACGGCACTAGCCTTTTATTCGAGAACGGTGTAGTAACAAACGCCTCAGCATATATTCGTTCAGAATCAGGCGACGTTTTACCATCTGCCTCTATTGCTGGCAATCACTCTGTTGCCGTTGGTACGACCGCATCCGTTCAAGCCGTAAACGCTGCATTAAATTATTCATTCCAGCCAACTACTGAATATCGACTGTCTTTAATGGCTGACCGTTTGCAATGGTCTGATTCTGGTGTTGATTCTACATCTGGTACAACTGCTCGCGTTACTCGCACCCAAGTAGTTCCAAGTCCTAATAAGCGTTATAAGTTACGTTTCCGCGCGACTGATAACAAAGGATTAACCATTCCTACCGCGCAGATTGTTAGCGTAGCAAAAGCTGGCTCTACCACTGCAACTATCGTATTTGACCGACCACATAACCTTACCACTGCTGATGTTATTGTTGCTTATGGTGTGCGTGACCAAACAAACTTTGCTAACTTAACCACGGCTACCGCAGTTGCTTCGATTGTAAATACCACAAGCATTACAGTAATTTGGGGCGCTTCGGTTACTGCCACATCATACGGCGGGTATGTTGCCAAGGTTCAAGGCGGCAACTTAATGTCAGCCTTGGGCGCTATTGCACAATCAGCACAAAGCTTTGCGCGTGCTTCAAATATTGTAACCGTTGTAGGTAGTGCAGCATGGTCTGGTTTGTTGATTGGTGACTATGTGAATATTGTCGGTATCCGTGATATTTCAACAGGCGCAACTTTAGGCGTTGATGGTGCTTATCGAGTACTAGATATTCAAACCACTAATTTATTTTTAGAGCCAATCGGCGCAACGCCTACAGGCACAGACATCACTACCACTAACTGCGGCGGTGCTGTTATCAAGCGTACCGATATGCGTATTAGTTTTGCTCGTGTGTTTGATTATGAGCGCGAGCGAGTAGAAATTCTGCCCCGTGCGACTGGTGATGTGTCTGGTTCGCTGCCTGTTACCGTAAACGGCACACCTGCTGTCACTGTATCGTCTGGCACTGTAACCACAGTCACCACACTGTCAAACGGACAGGCGGCACATGATGCGGTTATTGCTGGTTCTCCTCATCGTGTAGCTGGTCGTGCTGTAACTGCAAACTATACTGCCGTAGCTGGTGGCGATGTTGCAGACATGATTACTACAACCGTAGGCGCTCAAATTATTAAGCCTTATGCAATTCCTGAGGCAGGCTTTAACGCGTCTTTGGCGCTAACAACTACTACGGCAGCGGCTATTCAAACAGCGGCAGGGGCTGGATTAAAGCGGCATTTAACTGCTTGTCAAGCGATTAACACAGGTGCTGCGGCGGTTGATTTGATTATTTTAGACGGTGCTACAGAGCGTTGGCGCTTAACGTTGCCAATTAACGTGCCTGTGGTTCTTCCTTTCCCGACTGAAATTTTGACAACTGCTAACACTGCACTTAATGCAAACTTAAGCGCTGCTGGTACTGTTCGTGCTAACTTCCAAGGTTATACAGCACCATAATGCAAATACCTATCGTATCTGGCATTTATTCGGATAACAATGCAGGTTTAAGGACTGGCTACCCATTAAATTACATTGTTATCCCTAAGTCTAGCGGCGTTAGCGCTGAATACTTGCGCCCTGCTTATGGCATTAAAAACTTTGCTACAGGGATAGGAAACGATAGGGGCGGGATTAACTGGAATGGCGTACTTTATCGAGTGAGCGGCAATAGCTTAATTAAAGTTAGCCAATCCGGTCAGGTCACTACATTAGGTACAATTGCAGGCAGTTCACCCGTAACATTCGATTATTCGTTTAATCGTTTATCAATTTCTGGCGGTGACAATCTTTACTATTACGATGGTAATTCTTTAACTCAGGTGACAGACACAGATTTAGGGAAAGTCGTTGACCATACCTATTTATCTGGCTATTTTGTCACGACTGATGGCGTGAATTTGGTTGTTACTGAGCTAAACGACCCTACATCTATCAACCCGTTAAAGTATGGCAGTTCGGAAGCCGACCCCGACCCAGTAGTTAGGGTTTTCCGGCTGCGTAATGAATTATGCGCGGTAAACAGACATACTATTGAATTATTCGATAACGTAGGGGGTTCATTTTTCCCCTTCCAACGTATAGAAGGCGCTCAAATCCAAAAAGGCGCGTTATCTACTCGGTGCGCTTGTGTGTTTATGGATACCGTTGCTATTGTTGGTGGTGGTCGTAATGAGCAGCCAAGCATTTACCTATGCCAAAATAGCCAAACAGTTAAAATTGCTGATGATGAGATTGATAAAATCATCAATTCTTATCAAGAACAGGATTTAATTGATTATTGCTATTTAGAGCAGGTAAACAATGATGGACATTTGTTTCTTTATGTCCATTTAAAAGACAAAACACTAGTATATGACGCAAATGCATCTCAGGCTTCTGGTAAGCCTGTATGGAGTATTTTAACCAGTAGCCTAAGTGGTTTTAGTCAATACAAGATTAGAAGCCTAGTATGGTGCTATAACAAGTGGATAGGTGGCGACCCATCATCTAATAAAATTGGTTATTACGTTGAAAACGAATCGCATCATTTCGGTGAAAAGGTAAAACTAGAATTTACGCTGCCATTGATTTACAACGAATCAAAAGGCGCTTTGTTTTACTCTATGGAGTTGGTAGCTTTGACTGGCAATATATCGCTTGGTGTTGATGCGAAAATATCCACTAGCTACAGCTTGGATGGTAAAAATTGGAGTCAAGATAGGTTTGTTTCTGCTGGCAAGGTTGGCGATAACAAACGCATTATGTGGTTACAGTGTGGCCACATGAAAAACTATCGAACCCAAAGATTCACGACAAACTCTGATTGCCATGTTTCATTTTTACGGTTAGAGGCTAATTTGGAGCAATTGATGTGCTAAAAGCCCCAAACCGTGACGTTCTGCAAAAGATATTCGGCGACCATGAGACTATCAAAAAGATAGAGCAACTCTTTACCGTCGCGCAAATATCATCGGAAGATATTGAAAGCTTATACGCTTTAGCGGAAGAGTTAGATATATCGTCGTCACTTGCAAGTGCGAATGCAAATAAATCTGCGAGTATTTTGCAAGATTTAATCAATATTATTGCATCGCAAAACAAAGCAAAACAACAATCTAATCCTGATATATACATTCCACCAGAGCGACCAAAGAAACGCACTCGTTATGGGGTATTTCACGATACAACCACGCAGACAGCAGCGGCGGTCAATACTGCCTATGCGTTTACTTTTAACGCAACAGATTATTCCAAGGGTGTTTATATTGGCTCACCGACTAGCCGGGTATATGTGGATGAGATTGGATTGTATAACTTTCAATTTTCGTGCCAGCTAGACAAGGCTTCGGCATCTGCCGCTAATATTTGGATATGGGCTAGGGTAAATGGTACAGATATTGCCGATTCAGCTAGCCAGATTAGAATTAAAGACAATAATGCCGAATTGGTTGCGGCATGGAATTTTGTGCTAAAAATGAATGCAGGTGATTATTTTGAGCTTATGTTTGAAGTAGATGATACTTCAATAGAAGTGCCTACATTTACAGCGACCGCCGTTCATCCTGTAACCCCTTCGATTATTTTAACTGTTACAAATAACATAGGTGATTAAATGATTACTCGCAAATCAATCGTCCCCAGTAAGTACCTAGAGAATTCGCTTACTACCCAATATACAGTAAGCAATGGCACGCTTATTATTGAAAGCCCAACATTTACCAATATCACAGCGTCTAATGTGACGTTTGATGTTTATATTGTCCCGTCAGGTGGTAGCGCAGGCGATTCTAACCGAGTAATTAAAAGTAAATCTGTAGCGCCTAGCGAATCATACGAGGCTACCGCGCTATTTGGGAAAATCCTAACAAGCGGTCAGTTTATTGCTACTAATTGCAGCGCAGCCAATGCCATTGTATGCAATATCGGCGGTAGCGAGATTACTTGACATTTTTTATTAAATGTATGAAAATTTTGCAGCAGAGTTTTTTAGGCTACCTGCTGCCAAAATTAAGGGGCCTAAATGACTTTACATTATTTTGGTGATAATGAGATTGCTAAAGAAATAAAATTAAGTGCTGGCGATGTTGTTGTCCAGCATAAGCACACTTATTCCCATATTTCAATCTTGGCTTCAGGCACTGTCAAACTTTCCGACGGTGAAGACAATCAAGTTTTGACTGGCCCATGTGCGCTAGTTATTCAAAAAGAAAAATATCATTCAATCGCGGCCTTGACTGATGCGGTATGGTACTGCATACACGGCTGCGACGGTCAGAATTATTCTGATGATGTGGTTATTTCTAAAAACTCATCTGCGGAAGAGTGCAAACAAATAGGCATGGCTTTATGAAAAACTTTATTAAAATCGCCTCCGGTGTTGATGTAACTAATCTTAAAATTGCGCTGCATCATAATCCGCAATTATGGGATGCCTGCACAATTAGAAAAGACAATCCAGCGTCACCACACAAAGAAATGCAGGACATTTGGGTGCGTTATCGTGACCCTAAAGAATTAAACGAACAAAATGTTGGAGATATTCACTTTCCTGTATGGCTGGATGCTTATTATAAATTACCTCAATTGCGCTCTATTATTTTTGCTCTAATGGCTAAGTTAGAAGCCGAGCATTTAGGCGCTGTGTTAATCACTAAAATCCAGCCTGGTGGAAAAATCTACCCCCATGTAGACGGTGGATGGCACGCAGATTTTTATAATACCAAGGTTTATATTCCAATCCAAACCAATGATGGCGTAGTGAATCGAGTAGAAGATGAATACGTTGTCATGAAAGAGGGGGAAGTTTGGTATTGGGACAACTCAAAAGAACATGATGTGGTTAATAACGGTAAAGAGGACAGAATAACTTTAATCGTTTGTTTAAGGACGGGAGGTTAATATGCCTTGGGGTTTTGCAGCGGCGGCTGTTGCAACTATTGGCTCTGCTTATATGCAATCTGAAGCAGCAGAGGATGCGGCAAACGCTCAAATGCGTGCCGGAGAAAGCGCACAGGAAGCACGCATGCGTATGTTCAATATGATGAGGTCAGATTTAAAGCCATACCGAGAAATGGGCGAAAAAGCTTTAACTTCTTTGGGTGATTTAATTGGTTTAGGCGGTCAAGACGCGCAAGCTGCATTTTTAGCTAATATTCAAAAGTCGCCGGAATTTACTTCAATGCTTCAACAAGGCGAAAATGCAATGCTACAAAATGCATCTGCAACAGGCGGTCTTCGTGGCGGCAATTTACAGGGCGCTTTGGCTCAGTTTCGTCCTGCTTTGCTTTCCCAACAAATTCAAACGCAATATAACCGATTGGGTGGGCTGGCTAACATTGGTCAAAGTTCATCCGCCCAAACTGGTGCTGCTGGTATACAAACGGGGCAAGGAATTGCTAGCGACTGGGGTTCTATCGGTGCGGCTCAAGCCGGGGGATATCTTGGAGAGGCTAAGGCGTGGAGCAAAGGGCTTAATGATTTAAGTAGAATCGGTGGTCGTTATTTTGGCGGCGGTGGCGGTGGCGGTTCTCAAAATCCTGTTTCTGATAATAGCTGGCTATAATTTTTTATAGGAAAAACATGCAGCCATATGATTACTCTATAGATGTTGGTAGCCCTGTTACCTCAATGCTTGAAGGTTATCAGCTTGGGCTATCAATTGACCAACTAAAACAAGAAAGAGAATACCAGAAACAGGTTAGAGAGGCTGCATTGCAAAAGCAACAGTCCGACTTAGCACAGCAGCAAGAATATCAAAAAATTGTTCAAGACTTCTGGATGAAAGAAAACAAAACACCGGAAGACTATGAGCGTATTGCTTTTCTTGCACCAAAAGACAAAATGGAAAACGTGCTAAAGGTTTGGGATAAGAAAACCGAGCAGCAAAAGCAATCGGCTGTATCTCAAACGATGCAGATTGTGTCTGCTTTGCGTTCTGACACCCCAGAATTAGGCATTGATTTATTGGCGCAACGCTCAGAAGCAGAAAAAAATAGCGGTCAAGCGCAATTATCTGATATTTCTAAATTCATGGCAGAGCAAGCCAAAAAGAATCCTAGGCTAGCGGCTGACAATATCTTGCTTGGTATGGCTGCATTACCGGAAGGCCGTGATGCATTAAAAACTTACGGTGATTTTTCCAAGACTAAGCGCGAGGAAGAATTAGCGCCTTATGAATTGCAAGCTAAAAAAGCGGTAGCAGATGAGGCCACTGTAAAAGCTAAATATGCGGAAGAGTTCCAAAAAGCAGGGTTAAACGAAAGAAACTGGAGCGTTAAAAACCTCCAGAGCATGATTAGCGACAGGGCGGCTAAGTTGGCGCTAGATAGACAACAGACAGCGGCTTTAGTAGCAGAAAAAATGTCTAATGTACAGAAAAACATTAACGACATTCCAACAGATTCTAGGAAACTGATTAACGAATCTGCGGTATCTGCTGCGTCATCAAAACAATCTGCTACTAGATTGAATGATTTAGCGAATAGATTTGAACAACAGAATGTCGGCTTTGGTTCGGTGTCGAAGCTTAACGAATATTTGAAAAATGCAGCAGGTATGCAAGACGGCTTAACCTCTTTGCGTAATGAGTATTCTAGGGTTAAAAACTCTGAGGCCATTAAGAGTTTACCTATCGGCACTTCAAGCAACCAAGATGTATTGTTTGCGTTAAAAGGCATGCCTGATGAATTTGCAAACTCTGCAACGCTTGCAAGATTCTTGCGCGGCATGGCTAAATTGCAAGAAATTGAAGCATCTGTCAGCGAGGCCAAGGTGGACTGGCTGTCTAACAATAAGGGTATGCTTTCAAGGGCAGGCTCAGATTTTGACGCGTCAGGTTATAAAATACGACAAGGTGAGAGCTTTAATGACTTATCGTCGAAAATTTACAATGATTTTGACGCTAAAGAAAAAGCTAAACAACCAAAACAACCAACGGCAGGAACTACCCCTTACTCTAAATTAAGTGATCAAGAAATTATGCGTAGGCTTGGGGGCAAGTAATGGATATTGAGCTATTACTAGAGGCTGAAAAACGAGGGTTATTATCTCAGGATAAGGCAGAATTGCTTGCAGAGGCAAGACGGCGCGGCCTCGTTGGTGGTGAAAAAGAAAAACTCCCACCTGCTGCTAGAATGGCTGGAGTTGTTACCCGTGAAGGCTTACCTGTAGCCACAGGTGCAACCATAGGCGCATTGGCAGGCGCACCTATTGGTGGCGTGGGCGCTATTCCGGGTGCGGCAATTGGTGCGGTTGCTGTACCGTTATCGCAAATGGTTGGCGACCCTGCTGTTGAATACGTCAATAAGGTTTTTGGAACAAAACTATCAACTCCTACTCAAGCAATCAATAACTTGCTAGACCGTTTAGGCGTAGCAAAGCCAGAAACCGAAGCGGAAAAAATTGCTGCTGCTACCGCGGCAGGCGCGACCGCAATGCTAACGCCTGTTGGTGTTGGTCAGGCGATGGCTAAAAGCGCAAAGCCTGTTGTTTCAGCTATTGGTAAGCAATTAGAACAAGCGCCAAAGGTTCGAGAGTTAGTAGGCGGTGGACTTGGTGGTGCTGCATCTGAATATGTAGAACAACAGGGTGGCGGAGAGCTTGCACAAATGGGGGCTGGTTTAGCTGCTGGCATTGCCCCGTCTGCCGCTAAATTTACACCTAAATCAGGAAAGCAATTACCAAAAGAAACGGCAGAATTAGTCGGTGCGGCTAAAGCTGAAGGTATTGATTTATTGACCTCAAACGTCAGCCCGCCAACTTCTTTTATTGGCAAGCAAGCGCAAAGTTTAGGGCAAAAAACACCATTAGGCACTTCTGGTCAATGGCAAAAGCAACAACAACAACGCATTGATTCAGTAAGTAAATTACTTGATGATTTAGGCGTGACAGATATTAAAGCCGACGAAATATCGGCTGATTTAATTGCTAAAAAACAGTCAGACCTTAAAAAATACGCAGGAATGAAGCGCGAGATTGTAGATAAGCTATCCGGTTCAAATGAGCCAGATGCACTTCGCCCTATTCTTCCAACTAAACAAGCAACGCAAACCATTGACGATATAACCAAACAGATTCGCCGTGATTTTGGCAATGGCAATAAAGAAGCCAATTTGGTTATTTCTGATTTAAGAGACTTCTCGAAGCAAATACAGGCCAAGGATTTGCAATCTATCGAGGCAATGCGTAAACAATTGGGCGAAAAATACAAAGCGCCTGATATGGTTAGCGTTAAGTCTTTAGCTGATAAGTACACCGGAAAGATTTACGGTGCGCTGGATGAGGATATTGGGAATTACATTAAAGAACGTGGCGATAGCCGAGATTTTGCTAAATGGAAAATTGCCAATAAAAACATTAGCGAAAGTATGCAGGATGCCAAGGTCGGCGCGTTTAAGCGGTATCTAAAGGCTGCTGAAGAAACCCCCGAGGGTATTATCAATGTTATTAAATCATCCAATGCAAGTGATTTAGATAGGTTTAATCGTGCTATTCCACAGGGCACACGTCGCAAGGCTGCAAGCTATTTGTTAAACGAAGCGGCAGAAAAAACCACCAAACAAGTTGGCGATAAAAGTGTAATTAGCCCTGATGCGTTTATGCGTGAAGTTGGCAAATATGAAATGCAATTAAGCAAGCTTTTACCAAAAGACGATATGGCGCGTATTAACGGCCTAAAAAAGATTATCGACGTGACAAAGGATGCGGCGAGGTTGGCTGAAATGCCTGCTACTGGACAGCAAGCAGTTCCATACATCGCTGGTGCTTTATTGACCGATTTATTAGGCGGGTATGGTTCTGCTATTGCTTCGGCTGCTGGCGCTGGTGCCGCGGCACGTAGATATGAATCAGGACTACAAAGAAGCTACCAAAAAAATCTAAATGAAAAGTTGGCAAAACTTGGCAATACAAAACCAAACTCATTTACCGAAGATAATTTAATTAGGCAAATTCTAGTGCAATCTCAGTTGCAGGGGGAGCAATAATGGCAGTTTCAAGCGTAAAAAGCCCGTTTCAGCAGTTTTTTGATTTAGACGGAAAACCATTAGAAGGTAAGCTATATATTGGCCTGCCGAATCAAGACGCAAAACAAAACCCTCTTATGGTTTATTGGGATGCTGAACAACAATATCCCGCTGCACAACCAATTAAAGTCGTTTCTGGCTATCCGTCACGTAACGGCACGCCTACGCTTATTTATGTAACTCAATCTCATTCTATGTTGGTCGAGAATCAATCAGGCCGACAAGTATTCTATGCGCGTGAATTGTTAAATGGTGTTTCTGGTCAATTAGACGCGGAAACAATTGATTTTAGTCCGTATGGTTTTATTGCTTCGACTAATGTTCAATCAGCGCTTGAAGAAGTTGTTGACGATTTAGCTGCCGGTTCTGGCTCTAGCTTAATCGGCTTTATCCAATCTGGCACTGGTGCTGTAGCTCGTACTAATCAATCAAAAGCGAGAGAATCAGTTAGCGTTTTAGATTTTGGCGGCGTTGGCGATGGGATTGCAGATGATACAGCAGCATTGCAGGCAGCAATTAACGAAGCCATTGCATTAGGCGGTGCAGATGTTTACTTGCCTAAAAAGTTGAAACTAGGCGCAATTACTATTTCTGGTAAGGTTGGCATTATTGGTTTTGAATCAAAAACAGAAATTACCTCAGTTGCTGGTAACTATAACAACTTTACAATTTCATCTTCCGATGTTGATATTAAAAACCTATCAATTCAGGATTCTGCAAAAACTGGCGGTTATGATTTTATCATTGCTTGCGGCTCGACTGGTAAAGACCGAATCAATATTGATAACGTAATAACTTATAACAGTTTTGGGTTTATTACTGATTCTGGTACTTCTAACGGTGTCCATACCACAACTAGATTAAAGCAAATTCAGGCGAAAGTACATCGCGGGCCGGGTGTTAATTTTAGTCGATTATTTGCTTTTATATTCTTAAAAGAGGTGACAATAGATTATGTTGGCACAACCTCACCAAACTTTACAGCGTTCCGTTTTTTAGGCACTGGCTTACCTGCTGGCGCTGGCGGTTTAATTCTTGATGAGTGTGACGTTTTAGGCACTGCGGGAGTAATTCCAAGCGCAACACAGGAAGGTTATTACTTCCAAGACTTAAATGCAGTTCGGATTATTTGCTCACGCGCTGATACGTGTGGTTCTACTGGTTGGTACTTTAAGAATGTAGTCGGCGTTATCTTTGATGACTTAGCGGCAGGTCTGTGCAATGGGCATGGCTTTGTTTTGGAAAACTGCACCTCAGTCATTGGCGATAAGTTATTTATTTTTGGGCGCAATTATCTATCATCCCCCGCTGCGAACATTGACGGATTAAGATTAGCTGCTGGTAACAATGCAGTAAATATCAATAACATTATTGTGCGTGATATGACGGGCCACGGAGTGCATAAGACAGTAGCACAGGCTGGCCCTGTTCAGTTGGGCGGTTTGTCTTCTTATGCAAATACTTTAAGAGGGATTAAAACTGTTGGTGATAGTGGTTTTATCGTGACAGGATTCCAATTTAATGCAAACACTGCGGGTAATTATGATTTAGGCGGCGCGTTTGATTATTTATTAGCGGGCCAGTTTGCAAGCGGCGCGGTTTCTTCTGTAGTCGGACCCGGCCCAGTTACAGGTTAATTTGTCAACCTGTCATAAATGACAGCTATCAATTCTTACAGGTATATAGCAAAATGAAAGTAGCATTTTATAAAGGAAGAAAGCGGCTATTTAATAAGCTCGTTTCATGGTGGACGCGAGGGCCTTATTCTCATTGCGAATTGGTATTTTCAGATGGTCAGAGTGCTTCATCTTCTTTTGTGGATGGCGGTGTGCGCTATAAGCGTATTCTGTATAACAACGACCATTGGGATTTTATTGAGCTAGGGCCAGAATTTGACGAGCAAAAGGCCCGTGAATGGTTTGATGACCATGACAGCGCAAAATATGATTTTATGGGCTTGGTTGGTTTTGTTTTTCGTCGAGTTGGTGATGATAGGGCAAAGTATTTTTGCAATGAGGCTGTACTTGCCGCGCTAGGTTTTTCAGATTCTTGGCGATTCGACCCTAATTCTACTTACGCTCTTTTGGATGGTGCAAAATGAGCGATGAATTAAAAAACATTGCTTTGCAGCGCCTTGAGCGTTTTGCTATTTGGGTTTGCACTTCGGCTGTATTGGTTAGCTCTTGGGCTATGTGGGAAAACTACAAAACCAATTTAAGACTTGTTGCTATCGTTGAAAACCATGACAAGGAATTAAACTCACTTAAAAACCAAGATGCAATAATTGAAAGCAAGATAATCGCTTTAGAATCTCGCATGATTTCGATGGAGATGTTTAAGCGAATTGAACAGAATCTTAGCATCCTTTCTTATCAAAATAAGTCCAATGAGGCAATGAAAGTTATTTCTCAAGTTTTGCGGACTGAAATAGAATCGAAAGAGAAGAAGCAATGAAACTATCTAGTAACTTTCATGTAGAAGAATTTGAGGCATCCGATACCGCGACTCGATTAGGGCTAGATAATTCAATTCCTGCTAGTTTAATTCCAAACGCCACACGGACTGCTATGCTAATGGAACAGGTTAGAATTGTTCTAGGTGGTTTGCCTATCACTGTTAATAGTGGTTATCGCTCTCCTGTACTCAATAAAGCTATTAAAGGCGCTGCAAATAGCCAGCACTTAAAGGCATTGGCCTGTGATTTTATTTGTCCAAAGTTTGGCTCACCAAAGAAAATTGCCGAAGCTGTCATGGCGGCTAATCTTAACTATGACCAACTTATTTTAGAGTTTGGGCGTTGGGTACATATCAGCGTAGCCGAAGAAGGCAAGCAACCACGCAAGCAAGAATTGACCTACCTTAAAAGCGGTCAACCACCAGTTGAGGGTATTGTATGAAATGGCTAAAAGGTAGCTTAAAATCGCTTACAATCTGGTTTAACGGTGTATGCTTATCGCTATTGCCTATTTTTGAATATGCAAAAGACGCTTTGCCACAATTACAGGATTTTTTAGGGCCAAACGTTTATAGAAACATTGGCCTATTAGTGGTGATAGCCAACATTGTATTAAGATACAAGACAAACAAACCAGTAAGCGAAAAATGATTAAATCTTTTTTGGTTCAGTACAAAATGTATTTTTACGGTGCGCTTGCTGTTGGTTTGTTTATTGCTGGATGGTCAGTCAACGGATGGCGGCTTAATTCAAAGATTGAGCGCATGAAAGCCGACCATGCACACAAAGTATTGGAAACTGAAAGAACGGCTCACGATGTCGTTATGCAGGCCGAAGCGCTATCGTTAAAGAACATTGAAGCGGTACGAAAGGAACGAGACAATGCACTACAATCACTTAAAAAACTTCGCGGCGTTACTATTGATAGTCGTATTGTCGGGGTGCTGTCAGACTACACCAAGACTGCCGGAAGCACCGCCGACGCTACGGACAATCCCAGCGCCACTAATACCCCATACGATGCCGAAGAACAAACTCGGATTGTCCTTGAAAACTATGCCAAGTTTAACGAGTGCAGAGAGCAAGTAATAGGCTTTAATCAGTTTTACGATTCACTACTTAAAGAGTTTAATAAATAGGTTTAAATACTAAAATAATCACAAATATGTTTTGCTAAAGACATCCACCCTGCCGCAATAAAAAAACCAGTAGGGTAGTTGTATAAAAAAGTATTAGGATATTTAAAAGTTAGCCTAAGCGAATAAATACCTACAATCATACAAGCAAGATAAATAAAAAAAGAAATCATAATTTTTTATTATGCAAGTTGATAAATAGCAGTAACAAAACAAAAAACGTAAGCATCATTTTACCTCAATCAATCCGTTCTCAATCATATAAATAAGCGTGTAGCTTATTGCCTCGTAAGTAAACTCTCTACGTTCTTCTTTGCTCATGTCCTTGCCTTGGTCTAGCATCATATGATGCTCACGGCATAAGGCCATAATAGCCGCGTCGCTTGCCTTTGTGCCCATGCCTTTACCGTGTACTTGTAAATTACTATGGCATGGTTCGCTATTAGCGCCACAAACAAAACATGGCACGTTATAGACCGCATCAAGCAACTTCCTATTTCTATATTTTTGTGGTTTCATTTTTTGTGCTTATATGAAAATATGCATGCTTTGGTTGAGGTATATCTAACGGTATTTCCGCATTGCTTACACTTCATACCGTGAAAATGAGAAAAGTTTTTTTCTTTAGCTAAATCATAATTATATGATGCTGTTTTTTTTTCTAAAAACTTTTCAATTGGAACGGATTCCTTTCGTTTTTTTTCATATCGAACGCTTAAGCAATCAACGCATCCACGGCTTGAAGTATATCTCAATGTATTGCCGCAATTTCTGCATTTCATTCCGTGGTAGAGTTTGTGCCCTTTCTCTTTTGCATCTTCATAATTTAATGATGATATTTGCCGCTCTGACAGTTCCACTCCGGTGAAAATTTTACCCATACTTTTATAATGCTTCTCTAAACCTTTTTTAATTGAACAAGCCACACATGCACATGTAGATGAATAGCGTAACGTAGCACCACATTTTTTACATGGTCTGCCGTTATAGGTCTTCGTCGTTTTCATCAAATAACGAGCCTATTTTACGAATAGCAGCAGCTAGACAAACAATAACAAAACCGCCGATTAAAATAATTAAATCAAATTTGCTCATTTTATTCTTTCAATGAACTAATAATTCCTGCTATTGACGTCCCAATAGTTCCAATTAAAATAACCGTTCCAAGCCATACAAAAAAGCTATAAAAAATAAACTCTAATACTTCAATCATTTATCAACCTCAAACAATTTAATGCTCCAATAAAGTGGGAATAACATGCCGGACATTAGAGCCTGATAAGCTTTTGCGTCGTCGCTTCTTACTATTTCATTGCCATTAAATAATCTATAAGTTTTTTCTTGATGATTGAACGAATGTCCAAAAGTCAAAATTGAGCAGACAACATAAGCACAGATTAAGAATCTAATAATCATTTCTTCGCTCCCGCAAAATACCCAACTACATACGCAGCGCAGATAGCCAAGCCGATTGTTATGTTTTGTAGTGCTTCTAAAAGTTCAGCGGTCATTTCTTAGCGCATTAAAAAAGAGTACACAAACACACAGAGAATTACGCATGTGCAAATTTCTTTAATCGCTTCCAATGTATTAGCGTCCATCATTGCCTAGCTTATCCGTTGTAATTATCTTCAAATTCAAACGAAAACAGTTCTTGACTACGTTGCTCTTCTTCTCGTTTCCATTTTTCATTACGTTGCGCCGCTTGCAACATAGTAAGAAGCCGTGTATTTGTTAAAGGCTGCTCCCCGTAGTTTTGGATATTTTCTTTTAAAATACTAATTAGCTCGTTCATCATTGCATCGCTTTTCTATTTCTGCTTCAATTTGAGAAATAATAAGTTCTGAGTATTTGATATCTTCTTTTAAATCAACAATATCTCTTTCAGCTAAACTTTTAAGAACATCTAATTGTTCCAGTGTTTTATCTTCAAACATTATTTTTTCCTTTTTTTCTGAATTTTCTTTAATTTGATTTAAAATTTCATTTTCTTTTTCTTGTTTATATGCATGTAATGCTATTTCAATTGGGATTATTCCACTAAACAACATTATTCACCCCCTGCTCGGATAGCTTCTGCGCACATCTCAGCACCACTGGCTTCACCTTCTACAAACTGGCTCGATCTGCCCGTTTCATTACCAAAATATGGCGCTCGGCCTTTATATAAATTCCAACGGTCTAAGAGAATTTTTTCGCATATTTCAATATGCTCTTCTCGCTTTTGTGCTGCAATAACGCGGGCGAATTTAATTAGATACCAATGGTCTTGGTCAAATAGGTAAAACTCACGGGCAATATTTAAAATATCATCGTCAGTCATTTTTTCATCGCCTTCCCAATCTCAGCCGCTAACCGTGTAACTGCGTGACGGCGTGCTTTTTGTTTGTCGTTGTCGTGGTCGGCGTATTCAACAGCATGTACAACAACAAATTTTTTCTCTTGCACTTCTACAAAATCATCGTACCAAAACACATCAATACCTAGCGCAGCCTCTAGCCTTCCGCAGTCTCCGTCGTCTTCGCGGGGATTGCAAAAAGTGAGAGATGCTAATTCTCTTCCGATAGCCTTAGCTGCATATTCAATTTCTTCACGTTCAGTCATTATTTAGTTTTCCTTTCAATCTAGCGATGGTGTCATCCCAACGTAAAGCACTCGTATGCTTCCATGCTTCAAGCTTTTGGATGATGAATGGTGCTTGTTTTTTATATTCACGCTCATTTATCGCCATTGCTGCTACGGTTTCCATATCTGACACTTGCTTGCGAAGCTCTAAATTTTTATCAGAAACGCCTTTAAGCGCATACTTTAAAATTAGTTCTAGCATTTCTGGTGTTTTTGCACGTTCTTCAACTTCTCGTAAAAATTTAGCTGTTTCATATGTGTGTAATTCACTCATTATTCATTCTCCGGTGGTGGTAGTTGTGGCATCCAGTGTGTGGGTGGGTTTGACATGTAATGCCTAATTCCAAATATCGGTTCCCAATCTCCGCTCCAATATGGTTTGGGGTTTTTATGGTATTTTTGTTCTTCCCATTGTCCAAATTCTTGGCGTTGGTTACATCTGTTTATTTTTGGGAAAAACAAAAGAATACGTGTTCCATCTTTCGGCGCTGTTTCAATTGATTGCCATTTGCTCATGTTGTTACCTCTTTTGTTTTATTAAATAATTGGTATTACTGGTATCTGAACGATTCTTTTTTTTGATTTATCAATGACTTCTTTATTCCTTTTATAAAGTAAATCCATATTCATATTCGCGCCAGATAGCGCTGCGTCAGATAATTCAAGCGCCTCAACCAATTCCGCGTTAAGTGCATGTAGCCGACGTAGCTCATTCGCAGCGTCCATGCGTAACAATTGAATCTGGTCTGCAATCTCTAGTGTTTTAATCATTTATTTAATTCCTCTTTTGTTTGTTTATGCAATACATAATAAGGAAATAAACCACAAATAACAAGTAAAAAATACTACTGTTGTTTATTTGCTAATGTCTTATATTCTTTTTCTAGCTGCGTCCGTAGTTTGTCCAGCCGACCATTTGAAAATAGCGCGATGCGTTGTTTTTCTGTTAGGCGGATTGTGGTTGACTTCATCTTTTCCTCGTACTTCAATTTTGGCCCACTCATTTTTAGTTGTCCTTAGTATGTTTTGAATTGTTTGCTGCATTTTATTCTTTAACAAAAACACCATTCTCTAGCAATGTTCCTTTGCGGTTTTTAATTTGTTGGTATGCCGCCTCTAAACACTCTCGAATAGTTAGTCCATGCAATGCTAGGTAATTGATAAGGCAAACCATTACGTCACCAGCCCCGTCAATAATTCCTTCTCTATCACCTTTAATTTCTGCATCTGCCAATTCTCCTAATTCAGAAACGGCTTTTAATAACTGAGTGTGCGGTTTTGCGTTTGGGATAATCTTACGAGCCTTTGCCCAATCAATTACAAGCCAGCTAAGTTCGTCTGTTGAGTGCGGTGTTAGTGTTTCCATTACTTAATCTCCAATCGTTGCGTTTTAATTAATCTTGCGCCTTGCACTTCTTTCCCAGCCTCGATAGCTTCTTTAATTGCTTTCTTATCCGGTTGTGGCGGTGGTGGTTCTGGCTGTCGCATAAACTCGCTAGACAACAATCCCGCCTCGTAAATATCTACTTTAACCGGATTGTTTTTTAGCTTAATGTCAAACTGAGGGCAGCTAATGCTTGTGATGCCAGCTTGTTGCATGTTTGCAAGTAAATACTCATTAAGCCGATTTAGCTTGTTTTCTACTGCTCGCTTGCGTTCTTGCATGTCTTTAATAGCTGCATCAATTGCATTAACACGTGCCGATAGTGTTTTTTGAACAAAGCCAATGCTTATGGCCTTGTTCTCAAAATCACCTTGCAAACTTTCGAGAGTATCTTTTTTCGTTTCGTCGTCAAAATCCATTGATTCTAACAATTTCACGTTTTCAAGGTACTCTGCGGTAATGTTATAAAGTGAGTTCATACATCACCATGGCACGTCCGAATCTAAATCTTGCGGCGCTGGTACAGGCTTTGCTTGCTTTGGCTGATTTTCTTCGCTTTGTTTTCCACCAAGCATTTGCATAGAGTTTGCAATAATCTCAGTCGAATAGCGGTCTTGTCCTTCTTTGTCTTGCCATTTCCGCGTTTGAATTTTCCCCTCAATGTAAATCATAGCGCCTTTTTTAACGTATTGAGCGACTACATCTGACAGCTTGTCAAAAAAAATAATCTTGTGCCATTCTGTCTGTTCTTCGCCTTTTCGCTTTTCTGACGTTGCAAGCGATAGGTTTGTAATACCTTTACCGTCCGCGCTAAAACGAGTTTCGGGGTCTTTACCTACACGACCTACTAAAATTACTTTATTCACTGATGACATTATTAGTCCTTTTTAAAGTGTGGTTTTAATACTTCTTTTTGCTCTGCTGTAAATTGCGACCATACAGCCTTGCGATGCGTTTCTGATAAATTTGCACTAATCATTACATTTGCGGCATATTCAGGACTATTTAAATGATTTTTAACGTCAATAACAATAGCTGACAAGTCTGCGCGAGTTTTATCATCTAGTCTTTCCCAAAGGCTAGGCTCAGTAGCTTGTTTTGGTTTAACATCGTGCGTCGTATTGTCCGCGTCGTTATCGCCCTCTGTTGGGATAGAAAACGCTTGTAAGCAAGCATATTTATATGCTGCCGACATTGCTTTGTTGGTTGCCTTGTCTCCGCTATCCATAGCTTCGCCAAATGTCTTTACCACGTGCTTTGAACCGTCAATAGATGAAACAAAATCAAACTCAGCCTCAACAGTCACGTAAAACAAAGCACCTCCGCTTCGGCTTAATCTTTCGCTTAACTGCCTGCTTAAAATTCTTGGTAAAATACAAAGATTGTACTTAGAAAGTAATGGCGCAATTGAATTGTAGACATCATCAATGCCCCTAAATTTATAACCTTCACCTTGCTTATTTGTTCGGTCTTTTGTAATTCCAACTCTGGATAGGTCAGACTGCACCGCGTTAATAGCTTTGTAAACTTCCATTTTATTCCTCTTTATCAAATACTGTTTTAATACTTTTTTCATACTGCTTCTGATGCTCAATTATTGCTAACTCAGAATCAGAATATGGCTTATTTGCAAGCTCTAAGTATTGCTGCTCATTTTGTGCTTGCTGTTGTTGGTAATCGTATCTCATTGCATCCTCTTACGTATGGCGTAATTATACAATAAACCAATTAAAGCGTATTGCATTTTTACTTAAAAACAACACTTTTCTTTTTTAATAACTCAGCATTAAAGTACGATATTTCACTTGCCAGCATATCCAGCTTTGCCTTACTTGCGCCTTTTCGTTTAGCGCGTAATCGGTTAAGGTGGGCTTGTATTTCTTCTTCGGTAAGCGAATCGCCGAAGAAACTAAATGCAATCCAGAGGTAAATGCTTTTTAATAGGCTCATATTACCCCTTCTGCTTTTGCAATTGCTGCTCTGGCAGAAAAGATTGCATCCTCAATGCAAAGTCCATTTCCCCATCCTTTTATAGAAAGTTCCACAAGCACCTTTTCCGCTTTAATTAAAGCTTCAAGCAAATCTTGTGAAGAATCCCATAAAGCCTCAATTTTTTTGGCTTCTGCTAAGTCTCTCTCAATAGAAAGTTTCAATTCCTCGTATGTTAATAGTCTGTTTCCTTTTTTAGTACTCATACCACCACCAAATCAAAAACAGTAAGCACAACAGCGTGCAGGAAGAATCCAACGGCTAAAATAATTAGCGCAGTCTTTTGGCTGCATAGTGGGCGGTTAATGTTGAATAGCTTATTCATCTTAATCTCCTTGTCGTTTAGATTCTACTTTTAATTCTTCCGCATCTTCTTTGGCTAATTCTAGCCAGTGTCTAGGCTTTTGTTCTTGTTCAATATAACCGCGTTCTTGAGCTTCGTCAGATACACGACCACGGATATAATGTACAAGTTTAATAAGTACTTCATTTCGTGCATTAAGTAACAACCATCCAATATCAGCAGCGCTTAAGCCAAAGTCGTATAAACTCATTTCGCCATGATAAACAGCGCTTTCTACGCCCTCAATAAGTGGGTTAGCATCGTTTGAAATATCATTGATAACGTACTCGTTTAAAACTTCACGCGCTGCGCTTGTTGTTAAAAATTCGTCATTATCCATTTTTTCTCTCTGTGTTGTTTGTTTCGATGAGTGAATTATGTATTGCATTTACACTTACCGCAAGTTGTATTTTTGCATCGTTGTATTTTTGCAATAGTGTGATATTATTTGCTTGTCATAGCATCTTTGCTTTGTCTCCTCTAGCCGCGCACAGGCGGCGATTTGCCCTGCACTGGTTGCGGGGCTTTTTTTTGCTTGCAATTATTGCTTGAGTATGTAGAATAGCTGATGGCTAGGTTAGCTACCGAAAAGGCGATTCGTTACCGCCCTGCCGTTTTTTTTCGTAACGTCTCACCCTATAACGTAAGGGCGCTTATGCACTACTACAATTTCAATATTGCCGACTATCGAAAAGATACTAATCATCTTTCAACGCTTGAGCATGGAATTTATCGTCAGCTTTTAGACTGGTACTATTTAGACGAAACCCCAATCCCAAAAGAAACCCAAACGCTTATTCGTCGGTTAAGTTTGTATTCTGAAAATGATTTAATTTCACTTAAAAATGTGCTTTCTGATTTCTTTGAATTGCGTGACGATGGCTATCATCAAGCACGCTGCGACAAAGAGATAGCGGAATATCAACGTAATGCAGATAAAAATAGGGCTAATGGAAAGCTAGGCGGTAGGCCGAAGAAAACCCAGTGGGTTATTTTGGGAAACCCAAATGAAACCCAAATAGAACCCAATCAAAAGGCAACCAACAACCATAAACCAATAACCATAAACCAAGAACCAATAACCAATAACCAAAAACCAGATAAAACCATATCGAGCGATTGCGCAAATAGGTTTGATGAGTTTTGGCAAAAGTACCCAAAGAAAGTAGGTAAAGAAGCTGCAAGAAAGTCATTTCTAAAAATGGTTAAGAATCAAACTGTTTTTGATGAGGTGATTAAGTCATTGGAATGGCAAACAAAAAGCGACCAATGGTTAAAAGATGGCGGTCAATTCATACCAAACCCAGCAACCTATCTTAATCAAGGAAGGTGGCAAGATGAGCCGGATGGTAAATCGACAAACTCTAACGACTTCGGCTGTCTTTTATGATTGGCATTGATGAGTTAGTGAAATGCAGGATAAAAGGATTGCATCCTGAATTTGTTTCTGTTTACTTGGACACTTGCAAGCCTGATTTTTATCAGCCTTTGAGTTACGGAGTAAACAAAAAGCTATATTCAAGACTTGTTGCAGAAAAAAAGATAAATTACAAAACCTTTGATTTTCGCCCGTTTTGGTCAATTCAAACTGTTTTTGTTTATGCCGACGAATTAAGCATGCTGAACGACTTTACAGATAACTTGCTCGGTCTGAACATTAAAAACATACATGCTACATGCGGCGGCGAAACGATGATTTTCATAAACGACGCGCTAACACACATAATCGGAAGAGACGATTATTCATACTTTGGAATCGAAAATGCACAACATTGAAAACATGGACTTTGCGGCATATTACAATTCAAACGAGAACAAGCAAAAGGTTATACCTGCATCTGCTTACTGTGACGAAGTAATAGACAGGTTTCTAGGAAAAAAGGAAGCCTACCCATGCCTGCCTTTTCTTAAAATCGGGGATAGGTTTCAGTTTAGGCCGGGAGAGGTTACGGTATGGGCTGGTTATACTGGACACGGTAAGTCCATGATGACTAGCCAAGTCGCTACGTATCTAATGATGCAAAAACAAAAAGTATGCCTAGCCAGTTTTGAAATGCTGCCAGCCACAACTATTGCTCGAATGGTTAGGCAGGCATGGGGAACGGATAGGCCAACAGAATCAGCAATTAAACAGTATATGGAATTTACAAACGGCAGGGGCTGGATATACGACCAACAAGGTATGGTATCAAAAGATTCTGTTTTCGGCGCGATTAAGTACAGCGCCGAGCAACTAGGCGTAACTCATTTTTTTATTGACAACTTAATGAAATGCGTAAAAGGCGAGGATGATTACAACGGGCAAAAGGACTTTGTTGATTCTGTGACTGTTTTGGCGCGTGATTTAGGAATCCATATTCATATTGTTCACCACTTAAGGAAAGGTGAATCAGATGAAAAAGTACCTGCTAGGGCTGACGTTAAGGGCGCTAGTTCTATTATTGACCAAGTGGATAACCTGTTGATTGTGTGGCGCAACAAAAAGAAAGAGCGTAACCAAGACACTGCCGACGATGAAACCCCTGACGCTCTTTTAATCTGCGACAAACAACGGAACGGAGAATGGGAAGGTAAAGCAGGGTTTTGGTATAACATAGCCGCGCAGTCGTTTTGCGAGAACAAAAACCGCCATATTATCCCTTTTGTTCGTTATTAAAATGTGTGATTCTTGCAACAAACTAGGCCGATATAACTTTAACTGTTTACAGTGTTGCGCTAGACTGATACGGGACAGCAGGCCAAGCAAAAAACGGCAGGAAGCTATGCTAGAAGTGTTGGCAAGGTATCAAAAAGCGCCAAGCCGTGAGCAAATTTTAGAGGAATTAAAAATTGGAAATTGAGGATAAAGTTATTGCTGAAATTAAAAAACGTCAGCAGGTCGGCATTAAAAAATACGGTCTAACACTGTCACAAAACATGGTAGAGCTAGAATCACGTTTGCAGAACCTAAAAGAGGAATTGCTAGACGGTGCGCTGTATTGTCAATGGGCTATCGACCAGATTAAGGCTAAAAATGAATGATGAATTAAAAGAAAAAATTAATTTATTGGCTATTCAAATTAGCTTAAGTGAAAATTTAATTCATGAATATGAATTTGTGCAAAATAACGGCGCAAGTGGTTTTTGCATTTTTTGTTACGCGGACATGGATGAAACTGGCGATATTAAGCACGACCATGATTGCCCTGTAAATCTATCAAGTGAGATTTTGAAAGAATTAGATGAAAATCCTAGCTCTTGACCTTGGGAATAAGATGGGTTATGCGCTATCAAATGATGGCGTTATATTATCTGAAACGGTAAAGCATAAAAACACAAAAAGCGCAGCAGGGCATCAATATTTGCATTTTAGGTACTGGCTTGGCAATGTTTTATTTTCTTTTGACAATTTAGACGTTATTTATTATGAGGATGTGCGCCGACACTTAGGAACGGACGCTGCTCATGTTTACGGTGGTTATTTGGCTACTTTGCAGGCTTTTTGTTATGAAAAAGGAATCAAGCTAGTACCTGTTGCTGTTGGAACGATTAAAAAGCACTGGACTGGGAAAGGCAATGCCAACAAGTACGAGATGATACAAGAAGCTCGACAGCGCGGGTTTGAGCCTGCCGACGATAACGAAGCCGATGCGCTGGCTATTTTAGACTATGCGAAAACTCACTTTAATAAATAACGATGTTAGACAGCGTGCGATTGATGCTGTGCGGGATGCGCCGGACGGATGGGAAATTATTATTCGGCCCCCGCGTAGAAGTTTAATGCAAAACGCAAAACTTCATGCTGAGATTGAAGAATTTGACGGGCTAGAGTTTGCAGGCGAAAAACGAAGTGTAGAAGATTGGAAAGTGATTTTTGTGTCTGGTCATAGGACAGTCACAAAGGGCGAATCTGAGATTATTACAGGTATCGAGGGGGAAATGGTGCAACTAAGAGAAAGCACTGCCAAAATGCCAAAAGAGCGCTTCAGCAGTCTTATCGAGTATATCCATGCTTTCAAGGCATCATTTATACCGTAACACGTTTACTTGATTGTAATACTTAAACGATTGGTATGCCTTTGATGGGTTTCCTCCAAAGCTAGTTAAATGTCCAAGCTGGACCACCCGCCATAGTCCGTCTTTGTAAAATAAATGTGGTTTAGTTTGTCCGTATTTCATTTCAGCACTCCGCGCCACTGTAGGTTTTGATTTTTAGAACGTCCGTATTTATAGTAATAATTTTTTGATTGTTCTGGACTTTCAGCAGGAGAACCAAAAAATTTACCATCCCACCAACACCAGAATATTAAATAGCTTTCTTTTTCTTTATAAGGATAAACACGCTCATACGGGCCAATGCGGTCTTTAAGCGGCTTTTTATATCCGATAAACCACGGCGTTGTTTTAAGTTTTTTCATTTCGCTCTACCTTTAAAAATTTCAGTAAAAGAATAACCCCTCTCAATTTTGCTTTGCATAATAAAATGTAAGCACACAATTAAAGCAATGATTGAACCGTAAAAAAGCACGTTTTCAATTAGTTTTTTGCACATCGTCAAATTTTCCTTTTTGCTAGTCGTTCTAAAACCATTGCTTCGGCTTTGCTAATAGAACTATTATTTTTTGGGTCTTTGTAGTTTGTTTCTTTTTTTTGCCAGCCGTAAAGAGTAAGCCCAAACATTTCTGCACATTCTCGCTGTTTTAGCCCTGCCTTAATACGCAAGGCCCGTACTTGTTTTGGTGTCATTTAGATAATTCCTCAATTATTTTTCGTTTAGATAAGAAATTCGGTATAGCAATTCATCAACGTCAGATTCCGTCAAGTTTCCTTCCACGTCATTGGTAATTGGTGTGTCGTAAGTTATACTCCATTCATCCATTGATTCTGACTTAAACTTGATGACAGCAAGTTCCCAAAGCCCAACTTCACCCCCATAGCTGAATGGGCATTGAATAACACTTGCGCCATATCCATTCTTAAATTTGTAAATTCTCTGAATGCCACCCATACCAGATTGGTGAGCTTTTTCAATTTGAGGCTTTTTCATACTAACCCTTTCATTTGTTGTTTTTTTGGTGGCTTACCGTAAAAGCGATGATAGTTTTTTCCTTCAACTTTCTTTTTAGTAATAGTCCAGCCTGCATCGCGCAAATCACTTAATCTTCGGCTTGGCGTAACTGAGCCGCATACAATACACACTTCAAACATGGTAACGCCTTGGCGACGTTGTAGAAGTTTTCCTAGTTTAGATGCTTGGGTCATTTTCTTCCTGTTTAAAGTAACTATTATTTAACTTTACAAACTTTGTAAACTGTCAATTTTACCGTTTTGCATTTCCTGCCTGTGGCTATATTTCGCCCTGCCACAATAGTTTGGCCTTTTTTACCTACCCCTACACCTTCAATTGTGAAGGTATCTCCAACTTTTAATAGTTGCGAAGTTAAATTTTTCATTTTTTGCTCTTTTTTGTTGCGTTGTTGATGTACGAAATATACGCCGTGTAGTATGTAAAAGCAATACATTTCTTTATATTTGCATAAATACAACGTGGTACAAATACAACTATGCAATGTTTGATTTTTTGCTATGATTCTATTCGTTAATGGCGCTCAAACATAAGCCGCCAAAAACAGCAAAAGCGGATGCTTGGGGATTGCGTTATTGTAAACGTAGAAATAACAGAGAATCTTAAACCAAACGCACCAAGTGCAGCGAGTAGCCGATTCGCACCCGTAAGGTGCGGCCAAGATTGAAGCGGCGGCGTGGAGTCTGATTGAAGAGTCTTAATAGGCACGCGGGATGGGTGCGACATCCTTGAACGGCGGTATTGACCTGACAGCTACGGCTCGCACAATGGGTTAATGAGCGAAGGCGTAAAAGTCAAATGTGGGTGTAACCCACCGCAATACACCGAGACATGAAACCGTGGAAATCGGTATTAGCAGGTCAAATCCTGCCCGCTTCAATGTTGGTGAATGTGCAAGCCATCCTTGCGGTGGATATTTGACTGATGCACACATTGCAGCGCTGTACCCCACTAGGCCTGCTGAAATAGCACGAGAGAGGTAATGCCGGAGATCAGCACCGGCCACCAACAAATTATCATTTTCAAAATAATTATGAAAACATTAAATTTAAATCAAATCTTTTTAAGAACGCCTGTTAACAGAAATGCGTTTCTTGCTACATCGCAAAAAAATTGCGTGGAAGTTGAAAAAGATTTAAATTTTACCGAGCTAACTGATATTTTGAACAGATTGAATAGAAAAAACAGATTATTAAAAACTTTACTAAAAATAAAAACAAAAACACAGCATAAAAATTTAAAGAATAAATTTAAACAAGGGTTAATTAAATTTAGAAGCGAATCTAATAAAAGTTTAATTTATGAATACTTTTCTGTTGGTCAGCAGATTGAAAATATACATTTAAGGCTTAAAGATTTTAGAGATTGTAAAAGAGATTTTTACAATTTAACAAATTAGCATTTTTCACTAACTTAGTATAACTTTAATATATATGACAGAATACCTCGACATCTCAGCACTAGAAAAAAACGATATTTTGTATTTGTTAGAAGGTTTTGCGCAGATTTTAAGTGATTACGAACTTTATCGACAAGGTGTGCTTCCTGAGTTTTTAAGTGATGAGTATGGGGTAACAATAGTAGAGCGTTCACTAGATACGCTGGAAAAGTTAGAGAAAAAAATGAAAATTGTTGGTTCTCCTAGCTTGTAATTGTGTTGTATTTGTGCTAATGTTTGGGTGTTGGCATAGAAACCACAAAGAGCTGTTAAGTAAGACACTTCCCGAAAGGGTGGCATAACCTAAAAAGTTATGTTTTTCTAAGGTGTCTTTCTTAACGGCTTTTTTGTTTTCAGCGAGACTAGACCAAAGTTTGCTAGTCGTATAAATCAAACTCAGAATTGAGCGCAATAACCCAACTGGACACAGGCAGAGCCGCATTAAAATCCGCCGTAACTGTGTTGAGAGGCAACGGGGGTCTGTACAAGCCAAACCCAAAAGAGTGACGCGCAAGCGGTGCAGGAACGGGTAACAGGGCCATTTTAGTGGCGTAATCCTGCATTCTAGTAAGCTAAAACTATACTAGGCCCAATATGTCCTTTTCGATTCTGAACGGAGCATAAGGTACTCACTGAGACTGCTTTTTTAGGCCGTCTTAGGTGAGTATTTGCCCAAGAGAGCCTTTCTCAAACTGACAGAGCATATATATGAAAGATAAACTAGATTCTAGGTACTTTAAAGCTGCTAATTCATTAATGAGAATTGGAAACATAAAAGCAACTTATGGTGTTAGTGTTTATGCTCTTTGCATACATCAAGCGTTAAGGGCTGCAAATAAAGAAAAATATAGTGGAAAGCCAATTAATTTTATAAAAGAAAATATAGAATTGATTGAAAACTACATTAAGCAAAACCAAACAAAGAAATTAAAGAAAAAATCAAAATCAGTTAAAAAATACAATAGTTTTCAAAACGTAAAAAATGATGATTTTTTATCGAGTTATGAATGGCGAAAATTAAGAATGCAGGCATTAAAAAAATATGGGCCTGTTTGCATGTGTTGCGGAGATAGTCCTAAAAATGGTGCGGTTATGAATGTTGACCATATCAAACCTAGAAAATTGTTTCCTTCTTTGGCTTTAGATATTGATAATTTGCAGATTTTATGCTCTCCGTGTAATCACGGAAAAGGTAACTGGGATTTTACAGATTGGCGAGAAAACAATACTGGCCCTGTTGATTTTATTGAATCAGATAGCAAAAAACATATTTAGTCAATTTTAGACAATAGCCGATTCTGATAAGCAATTCTTTTTTTTAACTTAATCACAGCAGCAAACTTTTCTTTGTATGCTCGACTAACTTCTAGTTTAGTTTTTGGTGTTGGCTTGTTCTTTGCGCGACCAAAACCGTACACTGGCGCATGGCCTTGTTTGTGTGGCTGCCAGTCAATGATTTTTACCCCTACCTCAGACCATAATTTCAAATACTGAGTAACGTTACGGCGATTTATCCCGAGCTTTTCTGATAATTCTATGGTTGTGAGTCCGTGTTCTTCTTCTAAGTATTTAAGACCTAATTTATATTCCGGTTTTAGTTGTCGTTTTATCATTTATTTTAAAGTACCGTGCA